GGCCGACGCCATCAGGAGGAAATGACGAAGGCGAGCCTAGACGCATTCCTGAAGGAGTCTCAGATCGCATTGAACAACGCGAACGCGGTTGCTGCGGTGGCTAAGGCCGAGGCCCAGGAAGTCGGCTCGCAGATCGAGCAGCTCCGGGCGATCGTTGAGACGCTCACCGCCGGAGGCACGCCACAGTGACCGAGCGCGAGCGCCTCGAGGAGATCGCCCGGACGTTTCGCGCGCCAGGCTGGAAACTGCTGATAACCGAACTGGTCGAATATCGTGACGCGATCAACCGCGTGGACGCGCTGAACAACGAGGCCGATCTACAGTTCCGGCGCGGTCAATTACTCGAGTTGGATAAGTTCATCAACACCGAGGCCGCGACCCGACGCATGATCGAGTCGCTGAGGCTAGAAAATGATTAAGGTTTTCGATTTCGAGTGCGAGCTTTGTCGGTTCGTGTTCGAGAAGTGGACGAAGGCACCTCACAAGGCGGTGGCATGCCCGAGGTGCGAGTCCACAAAAACCCGCCGGCTACCCGCCGCGCCGAAGATCAATCTGCCGGGACACGATGAGTCGTTCCCGTCAGCGGCGCTCAAGTGGGAGAGGTGGAAATGTGCACCAGGTGGCCCCGCTGAACGCGCAAGGGAGATCTGATGGCAACCGATCAGCAGGCAGTCGTATCGTTCGATACAGTCCCAGACCCCGGCACGGAGCCGGCGACTGAGCCAGTGATAACTCCGCAGGAGCCGCTCGCTCAGCCCGCTGACAACTCCGAGCTGCCGGAAAAATTCCGCGGCCAATCCGTGCAGCAGGTCGCCAAGGCTTACAGCGAGCTGGAATCGCTTGCGGCCAAGCACGCGGGGCGGATCGGCCAGCTCGAGCAGCTCATCAAAGAGCTGCAGCAGAGCCAGCCGGCCGCCCAGGCGTCGGTCACGAGTGACGACATACTCGACGATCCCGCCGCGGCGATACGCTCCCAGGTGGCCCGGGAGGTTGAGCCACTCCGGCAGCAGGTCGCTGCCACCGCCGAGCAGCAGTTTCAATCGACGCTCGACGCACAGCGACCCGGCTGGCGAGAAGTGGTCAGCGATCCCCGGTGGGGAGAGTGGATAGCTGCGAGTCCGGTCCGACGGGCCGGCGCGCAGCTAGCCGATCGCCTCGACGTCACCGCTGCGGTGGAACTGATCGATCAATACGCTGCCGCTGATCAACCGAACCCCCAGGCTATTGAGACGGCGAGAGTCGATGCCGTGAACGAGTTCAAGCGCGCCCGCGGCGTCATCTCGGAATCGGCGTCGGCATACCGTCCCGGCCCGGGAACCATCAAACGTTCCGAGATACAGACTCTCGCCGAGACCAGACCCGCAGAGTTCCTCCGCCGTAAGGGGGAGTTCGAGGCGGCATATCGAAATGGTCTCGTGATAGAGGATCTGTAGCGTATAGGAGGTCATAGCAATGGCTACTGGCGCATATCCCCCAGCGGAAACAAGCAACGAAGTTGCAGTCATCCCCGCGTTTTCGGCGAGTTTCCAGCCGGAACTCTGGACGATGCAGATCATCGCGTCGTTTAAAAGCAACCTGGTGATGGGCAATCTGGTGACGAACTGGCCGCACGAGGGTCAGGCAGGTGACGCGATCAACATCCCGAGCCCGACCCGGATCGCGAACACGTCCGATATCTCAGATGTCGATGGGACCGACCCGTTTAGCAACCATTACGCCACCGTGCCGCACGACCCGGTGACCCTGGTGGCCAACACGGAGGGCGTCACGCAAATCCTGATGGACCAGAACTACCAGATCGGTCGTCTGGTCAAGGACACGTCGAGTATCCAGTCGCTCCGTTCCCTGCTGGATTTCTACGCGGACGATATTGGCTACGGGCTCGCGCTCAAGGTCGACGCGCTGCTCCACCAGACGGGCTCGCTGCTGCAAGGCGGCTCGGCCTATCCCGACTACGGCGGGGCGGTGATTGGATCCGACGGCTCGACCGCTTGGAGCGCTACGAGCTCCGGTAACGCGGCGGCGTTAAGTGATGCCGGTATACGCCATCTCGTGTTTACCCTAGACGATGCAGACGTTCCCCAGCGGGATCGGGCGCTTGTGATCCCGCCGATCGAGAAAAAGAATTTGCTGGGTCTGGCGCGGTTCACCGAGCAGGCGTTTGTCGGTGAGATGGGCTCGGGTAACTCGATCCGCAACGGACTGATCGGCGACATCTACGGAACGCCGGTCTATGTCTCGACGAACTGCCCGACCATCAACGCGGCAGACTCAACCGATGTCCGCGTCGGGTTGATGATGCACAAGACGGCAATGGCTCTCGTCATGCAAAAGAGCATCCGAATCGAAACGCAGAGAAAGCTCGAGCATTTCGGCACGTTGATAGCCGGTGAAGTTTTGTTTGGTGTCGGCGAGCAGCGCGACGATGCGGGGATCCCGTTTGTGGTGCCAGCGAGCTGATGAATCTGCGCTATGGGCACATCGATCCGAGCGAGATCGAGTCTCGCCGGATCAACTACAACCACCACTATAACCGTGGGGGCGTGCCCGACGGGTGGGGCGAGAGCCCTATCCGAGCGCATCACGATCCTAGGGTGCGTGCGAGCTTCGCCATGGAGGGCGTTTTGGTTCCCGTCTTCGTCTGGGCAAGATTCGATCGAATCTGGCCGCGATGGGGCGGGAGCCGTATTTTTCATGCGCAACGCGAGGGCTACGACTCGCTAGCCGCCATTGTCGCGGACTACGACAACCGATTCCCGGCGTTCCAGGAGGTGACGACAGACGAGGCGATGCAGATCTTCCGAGACGCGATCGGTGACGTCGGTATGTTGCCTAACGGATTCATATGGGAGCAACGCGACTCAATCGATCTCGATGTAACACTATGGGCGCAGCGGTTTGGCACGTAAAACGCTACTGCAACTGTTGAACGATCTCGAGGTCCGGCTGCGGGCACCGACGAGCTCCGGCATTCCAACTACCGGCTATGGCGCCCTGCTGGTCAATCTGATCAATCACGCGAAACGCGACATCGAGGACGCCTGGGAGTGGACCGACCTGCGAACCACGCTCGCGATCACAACCGCCGCGAGCACGAGCACCTATTCGCTCACGGACTTTGCAGACCGCTATCGGATCCAGCGTGTCTGGAACGATACGGGGAACCGGGAGATCAGAGCCGGATCGCATGTGGCCTTCGAGCGCCGCGCAAACACACAGACCGTCCCGAGCGGAACGCCTACAGAGTGGCGCATCTCGCCGGGCCTGGATAGCAACAACGATCCTCAGATCGAGTTCTACCCTACCCCATCCGCGGTCGAGACAGTAAACGTAATCGCCACCGTGCCGCAGGCAGAGCTATCCATGGCGACCGACGTCATGACGATCCCACACTGGCCAGTGCTGCTCAGAGCCTACGCGCTGGCCATCTCTGAGCGCGGAGAGGTAGGCGGAACGACGGCCCAGGAGGCGCAACGCGACGCCGAGATGGCGGCGCAAGATGCCATCGCACACGATAACCTGAACCACGTCGCCGCATGGTCCACGGACTGGCATACCCCATGACCGCGCCGCTACATCCGATCATTTTGAATGCGCCGGGCTCGTTGGGACTGAACACCGAGCAAGCCGGCGCGAGCATCGATCCGAATTACGCGCTCGAGCTGACAAACGCGGCATTCGACTCCGCCGGCCGCATGGCAGCCCGCAAGGGCTGGGCATATGAGACAGCAGTCGGCAACCGCCACGCGGCAGCGGTCGGCAGCATTGGCGAGTTCACGAAGGACAAGGACTCGGCGTTCATCATCCACGGCGCCGACAACAAGCTCTACGTCTCCGATGATGGCGGCGGGACGCCGGCGCCTGATCTGACGAACCTGACCGACCGCACCGGCACGAATACGCCGACGGCGAACGATTGGCGGTTCTTGAACTTCAACGGATCCGCGGTCGCGGTGCAGGCCGGGCACATTCCGCAGGTCTGGGACGCGAGCTCCGGGAACTTCGCTGACATCACGACAACGAACGGCGCAGGCGCCGCCGATGCCGACTGGGGCAACGCCGGACTCTCGGCGTTCGGTCGGCTCTGGGTGACAGACGACACCGAGACCGTGATCTATGTCTGCCCGACACTGATGAATCTGTCGTCAGGCGACTGGGGCGCAGCCGGCGGCGCGTCCATCAACACCGCCGAGGTGTGGCCAGATGGACTCGATCGGATCGTGGCGCTGGCCGAGTGGCAGGACCGCCTAGTGATCCTCGGGCGCCGATCTGTGCTGATCTACGTCGGACCGGAGGACCCAACCGCCACCACGTTCGAGCTAGACGATATCGTCCAGGGCGCGGGGTGCGTGGCCCGGGACAGCGTGGTCGGCATCGGTAACGATCTGCTGTACCTGTCCGACGATGGGCTCCGATCGCTGAGCAGAGGGATCGCGTTCGATACGCTGCCGTATCAAGAGATTTCATTGGCGGTGCGCACCGAGCTGGCCGACGACATCGCTAGCGCCGTGAGTTCCCCGGCGACGATCAAATGCGGCGCATCACGCACCGAATCGCTATACCTGGCGAGGATCGGATCCTCCTACTGGGCATTCGATATCCGTGGACTGGTCGGGCAGTCAAACGAATTCCGATCGCTCCGTGCCTCGCAATGGGATGCGATCGCGTTCACCGCCATCACCGGCAGTGAGGACGGTACACTCTACCTCGGCCAGACCGGCGGGGTAGCCAGCTACCAGGGGCACCAGGACAACGGCTCGGCCTATACCTGGCGCTACCGATCGACGTGGCTGGAGCTCGACCAGGGCGCGTTCGTCGTACCTAAATACGCGCGGGTGACGTTCGTCACGGAAACAGACTATGCCGTGTCCATGAAATTTAGCTACGGCTTCGACGACGGGTCCTTTCAGTCGACGAGCGCGACGACCGGCGAGGCGCGCAGTGTGGCGGAGTACAACATCGCCGAGTACGGCATCGGTGAGTATTCTGGTGGTGGCACGCGCGTCAACCAGGAGACATTCCAGCTAGGCGGGTTTGGCGATCGCCTGCAACTGGGACTAACCATCGAGATCGACGGCGATGCGCTCGCGGTGCAGAGGATCGACATTTTCGCCAAGCGCGGGAGGCTCGCAGCGTAATGGCCGAGTATACGAAGAATGTTGACTATGCGGCCAAGGATTCCCTGACGACCGGCGATCCCGCCAAGGTGATCAAGGGCAGCGAGTTAGACGCCGAGTTCGTTGAGATACAGGCCGCGATGGTCTCCAAGAGGAACATCGCCGACTCGCAGGGCAACATCATTGCGAGTCGTGGTGATCTGATCTACGGAGATTCGAGCGGCAATGCCGCTCAACTGACGATCGGCGCATCGGGAACGCTGCTCGGCTCTGATGGCACAGACGCCTCGTGGACCGCAGCGGGCGTGCAGGCCGATATGGAAGCGGAGACCGCGGGCAAGTTTCCGGATGCCGCGATTGCCACGCACCTACCTGGCGTCGTCGCCGCCTGGTGCACGTTTGATGGCACGGCCGCAGATCCGATCACCGCCGACAAGGCACACAACGTTACCAACGTCACGAAGAGCGGGACCGGCGACTATACGGTCAACCTGTCGATCACGATGGCCGACACGGATTACGGCGTGCTATTCACTGGCGGACTGAGCGGCAGCCCTACAAACTCGATCGAGTGTAATGTGACAGCCCGCACGACGACGACGTTTACGATCAAAACGTTCCGGACCGTTAGCTCGGCAACCGCATCGGATCTGGATCCGGTCTGCGTGATGGTCCTGGGAGATCAGGCGTAATAGGGTGACGTATGGGACTCTTTAGCTCACTTGCCGGCGCCGCGGTCTCCGCTATTGGCGGCGGGCTGTTCGGCGGTGGCGGCTCCCGGTCTAGCGGTGGGGGGCGCCCGGTGTTCGGCGTCCCTACCCTAGGAATCAACGATTTCCTCAACATCGGACTGAATGGCACCAACGTCGGCTTGGTCGGTCCTAGCCTGCAGGCAGAGCAGCAGGCAACCGCCCTCAGACGCCAGGCGTTTGATGAGGCGCAGGGGCTCAGCCGCGAAGAACTGGCTAACCGTCAGCTCGATCTGCTGCGCGCCCGAGCGCGCCCGGAAGAGCAACGTGCGCTCGAGGCCCTGCGATCGAATCTGCTCGGCCGGGGCCGGCTCGGTGTCGGCGCAGCCGGCGGGCTCACGGATGCGCGCTTCCAGCCCGAGCTCGCGAGCCTACAGGAGGGCATAGCCCGGGCCGATCTGGATCGCCAATTGGCGGTCGACGCATTTGCCGCAGCCGAGCAGGACCGGCTGCTAACCAACTTCCAGAGCCTGGCCGGCACCGAATTCGACATCCGGTCGATCCCGTTGGATGCCATGATCGCGTTTCAGGCGGGCACGCGGTTGAGCCCACAAAACCAGCGGCAGCGGTCCGGATTCGCGGATGCGTTCTTCGGCAGCGTAGGGCGCGGGATCGGAAACCTGAACTTCTCCGGCATGGGCAACCCATTCAGCACGCCGCCGATCAATCCGGGCGGGTTCTCGACGAATGACCGCCTGCCCAGTTTCTCGTTCTTTGGCCCGGGCGGGAGTTTCTTCT